TGCTTCTTTTTTATTGCGGAAATGAGGTGAATAATTTTTGAGTAGATATAAGAATGGAAATCCAAAACATGCAAGCAGATTCATATGTATGAAATGTATGAATGAAAATATGTTAGCCAGTGGAATTCAGAGACAGAGACAAAGAGAACGAAAACATATTAAAGATTTGTATTGTTTGAAGTGCGGAGAGGTAACGAAGTGTATCGAAGTAAGATTTTGTGATTCATATGAAGAAATTTTTGAGGCTGCAAAGATAAAAAGAGAGAATTATTACATAGACGAATATGAAAGTGAGGTTGATGAATATGTGTTACAAAATAGAAGTACAAAACAAAAATGCTGAAAAGCTTAATAGGAAGTTGGATGAGTTAAATTTTCCTATATATATGAGAAAATATTTCACTGTTAAAATTGAAAGTAAAGCAGGTGCTTTAAATTATCTTGGAGTTATTGTAGATTTGCTCAATTGGTTTATTGAAGAGAAACTTATTGATAAAACAAATATTTCAGATATTGAGCCATCAGATTTTACTGACATTATGGCAGAAGATATCACGTTATATTTAAAGACTAAAGAACAGAATGGAATGTCACCTACGACATTAGAAACTAGAAAACATATAATAAGTAGTTTTTGGGATTATATGAGTAGAGTGAAGGGAACTGAAATTAAAGATGGATTCTTTAAAGATGTAACTTATAAAGGGATTCCATCTGGAAACAATTTAACTAAAAAACTTCCAACAGAAAAGCAACTTAATGATATGGAAGAAAAAATAATGTGGAAAAAGGATATTTCAGTAAGAAATAGAAATATTGCTATTTTTCGAGTATTAAGAGGAACTGGAATAAGAGAATCTGAACTTGCTGGTTTGGATTTATCTAATTTGCATTTAGATGAAGAAATGCCTTATATTACTATTCTTGGTAAAGGTGTGTACAGAGAAATGCAAAATAGAATGGTATATCTTAGCGGATCTGCTTTAAAAGCTATAAGAGAGTGGTTAGAATACAGAAGCACATTAAGTAACATTATTGATACAGAAGCTGTGTTTGTAAATAAAAATGGAACTCGTACAACAGAAAGAAATATCAAACAGATATTTGAGAATTATGGAAATGGTATAACACCACATATGATGCGTCATTATTATGCTAGTATAATGAACAGAAATGGAAATCTTGCATTTGTACAGCAGCAGTTAGGACATAGTAATGTAAATACAACAGTTAATAATTATGCAAATGGTGCAGTGGGGATGAAAGATGTGTTAAACAATATGTAAAGGATGATACAAAGTTATTTTGTATCGTCCTTAATAAATAATTCGCATGGTGTACATTCTAATGCTTCACACAATTTATTAATTGTATCAAGTCTAATATTGATTGTTTCTCCATTATAGATTTTGCTTACATTATTTGCGGATATCCCTGTTTGTTTAGAAAGCCAATATTGTGTTTTACCTTTTGCATCTAAAAGATTTTTTACATTAAGCTTGTACATATAGCACCTCTTCATATATTATTTATTTGTATTATAGTAAAAAATAATATATTAATCAATAATATATGTTGACATATATTATAATATGATGTATTATATAAAATATCAAAAGGGACAAACAGAGAAAGGAGGGCTAACATAATGGAAATTAAACGTGGTGAAATATATTTCGCTGATATAACTAAATACGATTCTAAAGGCTCAGAACAGAGTGGTAAAAGACCGGTACTGATATTGCAAAACAATATTGGCAATAAGTTTAGCCCTACCACTATAATTGCCATTATAACAACCAAGTCTAAAAGAGAATTGCCAACACATGTAGAAATACATAAAGATGAGCTTAATGGACTAAAATATGATTCTGTTGTGGCATTAGAGCAGATTACAACGATTGATAAAGATCGGATTCAATTTAAAATTGGTGAATTATCTGCTGAAGATAGTTTAAAGGTTATGGAAGCGATGAAAATAAGTTTGGCTTTGATATAAGGGAGAGGAGAGAATATCATGAAGACAGAAACATATGATTATACCTCAATTGACGAAGCAATTGAAAGATTACAAAAGCTGAAAGCTGAAGGGAAAAATCCTAAGAATGTAGTAATACTTACAATGGATTTTGATAATAATACTTCTTCAAAGAAAATTGCAACACCTGATGATGGGTGCTTATTAGTTAGAAAATCAAAAACAATAATTGTGAATGAGGATGAGTACATTCCTCATATGCAACTATTTAATGTCGAACAGGACATAAAAAATATTATTAAGAAGGGAATTATGCATGATATTTTGCTAAGATAATTTCTCGAATTTTTGTTCGAATTTATATTGACACAAACACATGTTCGGAGTAATATAATGGAAAAGAAAATAAAAAATGCTTGACTAGCCAGCTACCAACTTTCTAGTCAAGCAACATACAAAATCTATTTCTTGGGGGAAAAAGACTAGTACGCATTTAAATTATACATATCAATTATATAAAAATCAATGCATTCGCAGAATTTTTCCAAATTTTAATAATTTAATAGCATTTTAATTTTTCTTTGGTATACCCAAGGCTTATTAAAGTGCGTCAAAAATCAGAGAGGAGTGATGTTTTTTGTTTATTCTAACAGATGGAAAAAATTATGTTATGGAGAATCCTATGAAGTCAGGTGAGTATATGATAACGACTTCGAGTTCTATGGCAAAGGAGTTTACTTACAAACAAGCGAGGTCATTAGTACAGAACAGCAGAAAGAAGTATTCATGGATTAAGAAATATAATCTTATTGATGTGGATACGGGGCAGAAGTCTGATAAATCTCTTTATTATAGAGGAAATGCAGATATCTATATAGGAGATAAAAATAATTTTGATTATGCCTTATTAGACAAGATTGAATCAGAAGCTAATTCCATTTTGGGATTAGTGGGTTGGGACGACAATCAACTTATAACATATAAAAATTTATTAAATACGGAGTTGTCAAAGTGTGATAGTGCTGAGAGTGATATTAATCATGCATTAGAAAAATATAAGAAAATACATAATGGTAAGAAACCACAAGCTCATAAGGTAGCAAAGATAGGATATTTACTTGATGATATACGAGATAAGCATAAACGAATAAAGCAATGTATAAGGTACGTTCAGGTTATGCAAGATGCGATAGTCAAAGGATACAACATCGAGAAGATAAAATTAGAACTTAGTAAAGTCACTAGCGATGATTACAAAGGAAGAACGGAATATTGGAAAATGGCTAATGATATATTGGAGGATTAATTATGGTGATATGTAGAAACTGTTTAATTCCTATGGTAGAGACTATGAGTTTTCAACCAGGAGAAAGAAATCGACATAATAGATATTGTAAGTGTCCAAAATGTAAAAGAGAAACTAAGCATATTAAAATTATGAATTCTGAATTGTCTTTCGGGGAATATATGAATAAAGAAATTCAAAAGGCGGGTAGAAGAAATGATTAATGAAGAGATGATGAGGGTTATTAACAATAATCCTGAAATGATGAAAATTATTAATGATTATTCAGACAACGAAAACAAAAAATTAAAAAGAATATGTCATAAGATTTGGCATGGAAAAGTTGAAGTTAGTGAATACGATGATTTATATGAGGTGGCAATGGATTGTCTTATGGAAGCAGTAGTCTCATTTGATCAAAATAAATCTCGTTTTGAAACTTTTCTGACGGGTAATATTGCAAGAAAGACAAGCACATGGATGAGAGACAACAAATATAGGTTAAAGCGTCAGAATCTCTTAAGGGACGAAAATGGAAAACTAATTCTTGATGAAAAGGGTAATCCTCAAATTATTATGAATGTCTCATTGGATGTTAATACAGATGAGGTGAAAAGTATTAAAGAGAATTTATCTTCAAGAGAGAATGTAGAAAGAGAAATATTCACAGAAGAATATACTGACAAGGTTGAGTTATATTTACAGCAATTACCACGAAAACAGGAAAGGGTAGCGAGGTTATTATCTCAACAATATACAAAAGATGAGATATTGAAAATATTACATATAACTGCAAATGAATACAATGATTGTTTATCAGGGTTAAGAAAATATGAATACATATCATTATTATTTTAATTAGGAGGAAACAAGTTATGACAATGGTGGGAAGAGACAAAGTTAAAAAAGATCAGATGATGTTAGGAACATTACTTAATCAGTTTAAAAGAGGTCAGATTAATAAGAATCATCCTTTGCAGAGAAAGCCTGATCAATGGTCAGATGAGGCAAAGTCAGGACTTGCTGCCACTATAATCAAAGGAGAGGATATTGATTCCATTAAAATATGTGAGCAGATTGTAAGCTCGACAGAGTTCATTCTTTGGCTTATTGATGGATTGCAGAGATTAACTGTTCTTGAATCATTTAAGAATAATGCTTTTGAAATTAAGAAGAGTCTTGAAATGCCAATTATGTACTATCAAGGAGTTGATGAGAATGGAAAAGTTGGAGTTATTAAATATGATCTTAGAGGTAAAAAATACAAAGATTTACCAGATGAATTAAAGGAAAAATTCGATAGTTATGCTGTTGATATAGTCAAACATCTTGATTGTACAGATGAAGAAATAGCCTATCATATTGCAAGATATAACAGACAGACAAGTATGAATGTAAATCAGAAAAATATTTTGGTTGCTTGGAAGATAGCACCTGAGATAAAAAAACTCGTCAGCAATCGTTTCTTTATGGATTGTGGAAATTATAATCCAAAAGAAGATACAAAGGAAGTATTTAACAGAATTGTGTGTGAATCTATTATGACTATGTTTCATCTTGATAACTGGAAGAAATCAAAACAAATGAGTTTGTATCTTAATGAAAATGCAACGAAAGATGAATTTGAGGTATTTGAGAAT